CTGTAAATATTGTTGCTCCCGTTACTGTTCCTCCTGATAATGGTAAGAAAGGTGTTGCAGGCAAATTTTGATATGTTGTTGCGGAAATTGTGTTTGCAGTTAAACCATCTGTAAATATTGTTGCTCCGGTCACTGTTCCTCCTGATAATGGTAAGAAAGGTGTTGCAGGCAAATTTTGATATGTTGTTGCCGATATTGTGTTTGCAGTTAAACCATCTGTAAATATTGTTGCTCCCGTTACTGTTCCTCCGGTAAATGTTTGAAGAACTCTCCAAGAAGCGTTTGTATCGTCATAACCATTAATACCTGATATTGTTGATGCCGTCCAAGCATTAATTAACACAATACCTTCAGGTGAGTTATTTTTAACCGTTGTTCCAAAATTTGATATAACTACTGTAGAACCCCCCGGACCTGTTGCTCCGGTAGCGTTGTTCCATAACGTATCATAATTATCAATATTGTATTGATATATTTTTTTGGTTTCATAAACATAAACTAACATCCCTAATTTTCTTCTACCTGAAGAAATGTTGTCAGAATTTAATGTTAACACATTAGGTGAAAAAATTTGACCCGTCCCAATTTGTAACTGAACCGGAATCGTATTACCGGAATATTCAACTAAACCTTGATAACCGTTAGGGATTATGTAATCTAAATCGGTTAAATTGTAAACTTCCATATACCCCCCTGTTTGAAGGATACTGAAATTTGTTCCAAATGTTGCGTTATTACGAACAGAAGGATTACCTAATGATTTTATAGGTGAAACTGGTATGTTATTTAAAAAATTACTCATATTATTGTGTTATGGTATTACCTCTAAAATAAATATTATTGTTATCGGTAATGTTAAATATTATGTTAGGATATGTTGTATAAACTCGGTATGTTGTTTGTGGAATTGTTGTTCCGGTGTAGGTAAATGTATATGTGTTAATTGCATCTTCAGTATATATATTTGTTAATAAATTAGAATCATTACTTTCATTAAAATCAATAATTGTTTGTCTTCCATTATTAGTTAATGAAATTGGGATAATCCAAATATACCACCCTAAACCACCAACATAACCTTGCAACACTTCGGTTGTTAAGAAATTATAGGCAACTATTGGGTTACCAAAACTATCGAGCCCTCCTGAAATTTGAGGAACCGTTTGACTAATTATTGGTGGGAACTCACCACTAGTCCAACCACTGAAATCAACATATTTGTTCATATCAATATTAAATTGTGTTTGGTCTTGTGTTGGTTGTGTATTGTTTGTAAAACCAAAGAAATTAGAACCACTATCATACATCCATTGACCAATACTTTCAGACCCACTTACAGGTTCAATAAATAACTTAGCATAATATACCGGAGTTGGTGTTAATGTTGGTGTTGGTGTATTTGTCGGAGTGTGTGTATTGGTTGGTGTTTGTGTTGGTGTTGGTGGTATTGGGGCGTAACATCCACATGGGTTCGTACAAGTCTCCGTAGGTGTTATTGTTGGGGTCGGTGTGGTAGTTGGTGTAGTGGTGGTTGTTGGTGTTTGTGTAGGAACTTTACAAGGGTTGAAAGAAGGAGTTGGGGTTAGTGTTGGTGTAGCTGTCGGTGTTTGAGTGTTTGTAACAGTCGGTGTTGGTGTTGGTGTAGGAGTAGGAACCGGAACATTCATAATAACAGGACAATCCGCCCCCTCAACTAATATAGTGTAAACACCATATACATTACGAGGTGGTGTTAATAATGACGGATTAAACACATAAGGTAATATTTGATTACCTAAATTTATAACCACATTAACACCGTTAGGTTTAAACAAAATATTTGCAACCTCCCCACTATAATTTATACTTTGTATCGTTATTGTATTTGACATATTTTATTTTTTTGTTAACCTGTTATTAATACCCTTAAATTATCAAATTGTAAATTTTGATTTGCCCCTGTTGAATAGTTAAAGAACACACCAAATGAACTCATTAATGATGAGGTATACGTACTATCAACCACACTACCAATTAACGTACTTACAGTTGTTGGGTCACCCCAAGCAACAGCACCATCATCTCTAAAATAATATGTCCAAGTATTTGTTGCCGGAGCGTATACAATTCTCGCACTAACATAATTAGTGTTTGCCGCGAAAACACCTCCCGTAATTATGGTGGTTTGTGTTCCCGCTAAACCACCGGTATATCTAACAAATCTCCAGTTTCTTGTTCCCCCACTACCATAAACTAATGCGTATCCGTTACCGGCATTTTGAAGGTTAGTTGTTGTACTTGCTAATACAACTGCTCCTCCGTATGACGACGCAAGAAATCCTGAGAATATGGAGTTTCTATTTGTTCTTAAATTAAACGACCATTCAAGTGTTCCACTATTACTCGACAATGTTGGGTTAAATGGTGAACCAAATCCTGAAAGAGGTACTGTGGTATATGACTGTCCCGCAGTACCACCGTTTGCAATATTTACATAAGTTGATGCCGATATTGTTGCATTACCCGTACCAGTATTTGTGTTTGTATAAACTAAAGATGGTGTTCCACCCGGAGATAATGTGGCTCTATTATAATCATCAGTAAATGCTGAAAAAACAGTCGGTGTTGAAGCCGATGTTGGTGTAGGTGTTTGTGTTGGTGTAGGTGTGTTGGTTAATGTTGTTGTTGGTGTTTGAGTCGGTGTTTCAGTTAATGTTGGTGTTGGTGTAGGGGTTTCCGTATTAGTTGGTGTTGGTGTAGGGGTTTCCGTATTAGTTGGTGTTGGTGTTGGAACAATAAATATACCACCATCTGTTATTGTCCAAGCATAACCTCCACTTCCGGTTGAACCTGTAAGGATAGCTTTTCCTGAGGAACCTGTTGATGTATAATTGGCTGAACCAAAATTAATTGTTACTCCTGTTTTTGGGTTTTTTGTGGACCATCCATTATAAATAGAATCTAAATTTGTTGTCGAGAATGTTGCTGGTGTTTTTCCTAACATAAAATTAGTAAAATCGGTTACACCTGAAATATTCCAATTTCCAATATCTTGGTTAAATTGTGAATCACTAAACATTTGGTACATATTATCAACTTTTGAAACATTCCAACTCGAGATATCTTGGTTAAATTGTGAATTTTGAAACATAGCTCTCATATTAGTAACACCCGAAACATTCCAATTATTTATAGGTTGATTAAATTGTGACCCATAAAACATTTGTTGAGTGGAAACAACTTTTGAAACATTCCATCCTGACAATGGTTGATTAAATTGTGAATCTTGAAACGCTGCTACCATATTAGTAACCTTTGATACATTCCAATTTCCAATAGGTTGGTTAAATATTGAATTACCAAACGTAAAAAACATACTTGTTACATTTGAAACATTCCATCCCGATAATGATTGATTAAATGAGGTGTTACCATTAAACATCGCACTAATACTAGTTATACCGGACATATTCCAATTCTCAATTGGTTGGTTAAATGTACCACTATCAAACATACCCTGTACACTAATAACTTTTGAAATGTCCCAATTTCCTATTGGCTGATTAAATTGTGACCCTTTAAATATTTGTTGTAAATTAACATTTGAAATATTCCATCCGGATAATGGTTGGTTAAATTGACTACCATCAAACATATTTTGCATATCGGTTACACCTGAAACGTTCCAATTTCCAATAGGTTGGTTAAACTGACTATTTTGAAACATTGAACGCATACTTTGAACTTTTGAAATATCCCAATTAGCGATTGGTTGATTAAATGGTCCATTAGAACTTGAAAACATTCGCTCCATAGTTGTTACATTTGAAACGTTCCAACCACTAATATCACTATTAAATTGAGTGTTAAAAAACATACCATACATACTTGTAATACCAGAAACATTCCAATTATTTACATTATTTATTGTTGATAAATTGTTACAACTAGTAAACATTCCTTGTAAACTTGTTATACCACTTAAATTTAATGTATCACTAACATTTGTTAATGACAAATTACTACAATTACTAAATTGACTAGTGGTTCCAACACCTAAATTAAAATAAGGTCCCCACTGTAATATTTCGTAAATATTACCATAACTTCCAAAGTAATTACCGAAACTAAATTTATTAATTAAACCATATATAGTCACAGTATAGTATCCCGGTGTTGTATATGTGTGAGTTTTATTTGCATTTGTGTTTGCTGAGGTACTTCCGTCCCCCCAATCTATAGTTCCTGAATATGTTCCTAAAGATGAATAAGGTAATATTATTGATTCTGAAGCGGATGTTGTTCTCCAAACAGAAACAAATGGTGGTGGTGGTGTTGATGATGGGGTTACTGTTTGTGTTGGTGTAGGTGTTTGAGTCGGTGTTTCAGTTAATGTTGTTGTTGGTGTTGGTGTATTTGTTGGGGTTTCAGTTGGTGTATTTGTTGGTGTTTCTGTATTAGTTGGTGTTGGGGTTTGTGTCGGAGTTTGCGTAGGTGTTTCTGTGTTAGTTGGTGTTTGAGTAGGTGTATTTGTTGGAGTTTCAGTTGGTGTTTGAGTCATTGTTGGTGTTGGGTTTGGTTGTGGGCAAACATTAATATTTACCACTTCTCCTATATTGTTTACATAAAAATAACCATCATAAAAGTTATAATATCCTTGAGAAAGGAGTGCTCCTCTATTATTTGTATATATTATACATCCTACTGTTATTGCAGCTAAACATGCTGCAGAGGTGTAGGAAGTAATAGGTGTAGGAAGAACAGATGGTGTACAAGGAGTACCAAGCCCCCACGAAGATAGATTAATTGTAACTAAAGATGGTGGTGTTGGAGTAGGTGTTGAGGTTGATGTCAAAGTAGGTGTTGGTGTAGGTTGTGGGCATACATCTATATTTAATACTAACCCTTCCTTATCGATATACAATAGTCCTGGTGTTCCATCCCATCTATTGTAATATCCTTTCTCAGCATTTTCTGTTCCTTCTGAATCAAGATACAAGTGACATCCAACAGTAATAAAATCAACACACGATTGTTCTGTATATAAAGTAATTAAACCTAATAAACAAGAAGTCTCACAAGGTATGCAACCTTCATAAGAAAATAAACCTTGTATTAAAACTAATGGTATAATTGGTGTAGGGGTCGGAGTTGGTGTTAAGGTATTTGTTGGAGTATTAGTTGGAGTTTCTGTAATAGTCGGAGTTGGAGTGTTTGTCGGAGTTTCAGTTAAGGTTTGAGTTGGTGTTTCAGTTGGAGTATTAGTCGGAGTTAAGGTTTGTGTTGGTGTTATGGTATTAGTCGGAGTTAAGGTTTGTGTTGGTGTTATGGTATTAGTTGGAGTTACGGTATTAGTTGGTGTTATGGTATTAGTTGGAGTTACGGTATTAGTTGGTGTTGGGGTTGGTGTTGGTTGGATTAAAATTATTTCCCACGTACTTCCATTCGGAGTTCCCGATAATTGACTAAAAAATGGTTCCCCATTATAGTTGTTATAATCTTCATTTATTGTAACAATAGTTTGTCCTGATAAATCCCCTAAACTAACCGTAACACCAGTAAATATTGTAATCGGAGTCCCACTATAGACATTTAGAACATTTTCAAAAGTAACATTTATTTCTTCACTATATGAACGGTTCAATACTAATCTATAATACGCAATTATAGAACCCGGTGTATATTCCACGAAAAGGGTTAAATTTAATGGTTCTGATGTGGGTGTTGGTGTTTGAGTATTGGTAGGTGTTGGAGTAGGACCATTAATCACATATGTAAAATCATCAACCGGACAGAAATTTTCACCACAATCAGGGCAATCAGGATTAAACATATCAAACGTATCTTTTAATAATTTAAAATTATGTTTAACTTCGTCTGATGATAATGGCTCCACATACATTCTGAATTGAGATATACCCCCATCAAATGTTCCACCAAAATTTTGTTCTAATAATATATCAGTCGTTAATCCACTAAACGTTGTTCCTAACAAATCGTTAGTTGGTAAACATTCCGGGTCTTGGATATAAGTTGTTCCGGTAATTGCCGAGAAAGTTAAATTTTCTCTTAAACCTTGGGTTCCACCACCCCACGAAATATTATAAGGAACACCGACTTGTTTTTCCTTATCTGTGGATAATGCTCTTGGGATAATTTCCTCAATATCTTGAAATGTGTGGAATATTCTTCCATTAATGTATATTTTTAATCTTCCTTTTCTAAAATCCTTATCAATCAACCATTTCTCATTTAGATTAACCAAATCAATTTGTTGTGGGTCAGTCCCACAAGTTTGTGTATATGGAACAGTGATTAACTCTTTTGAGTTATTTGCTAATCCATCTAAATATTTTTTCTCCGTGATATCTCCAATACCCCCTCTATACCATAAGTCACAAGTGTCTAACCAAGTATATCTCTCCCAAACGGCTGTAATATGAAACCAATGTTCCATATCTAAATAACTTGGATTAACTTCTAAACAATAAGGATAAATTGGTGGTGTACAATAATTGTCTATAGTGTATCCTGTTGTGTAAGTAATTCCTGTTGTTGAACAACTTCCACTAGTCTCACATCCTCCGGTAAATCTTAGTAATCTAACACCAATTTGAGGGTTATGTGGGTCACCACATAATTTAAATGATAATGCGTTTGACATTGAATCAAACAATGGGTCACTCTCACAAGTATTCTCAACTGAACCCGGAGTTACATTACAATTATCACAAGTTTGACAATCGTTACAAGATATACATTGTACACAAGTACATCCCGCAGTACAAGCCGTGATTGGTTCGCAATTTGAAGGGACCGGTATCGGAGTTGGTGTTGGAGTTGGTGTTGGTGTAGGTAATGGACAATCGTGTATTTTATATTCCCAACCACAACTAATACAACCATCACAATCCGCTTTAGTTGGTCTAGGTGGATAAACATAGATACATCTACTATTAACAACAGAATTATTACAACAAGCACAAGTTGTTAAACCTGTGACCTCTGAGGTAACTCTAGTGTAACCGGTAAAACATCTTGGGTGTCCGTCGGCGTAATGATAGAATTTATTTTCAGCACGAGCCCCAAAGTAAAAGAATATATCTTTGTTGTTTGGGTAAATCTCATTTAAGGTTGTTTCACCTAACGATGGAGTATATTCGTTAATTAATCTTGGTTTTAACAACATTTCAACCGACCATCCTTTATTCATTCTTTCAGGAAAAATGTTATAGTCATAACCAAATAATCTATAGAACCCTTGATAGAATCCACCATAAAGTTCGTGGTATCTACCTACACTATCATTTTTACTAACAACCTCATATAATATTGTGTCATTAAAACCTGAGAATCTAACATTAGAACTAGTGTATCCTGTAACTTGAAATAACTTTAATCGTCTATCAAAAGACAATCTATTGAATTTGGTGTAATCATTAATACCGTTTGTAAATGTGATTGACTGTCCCGTCATTGATTCCACCAACCCATTGTCAATCCCGGTTAAACCAATATCACAAGATGTATTAGCGGTTAAACAAAATAAATCAACATTATCAGGGTTGTAATAGTTTTTAGAAACAAAAAGATTATTGAAGTTATAGTTTTTATAGTATAAATCAATTTGTTGTGCAGAAATTGGGTTATTAATATCAAAATTAATAGGTAATTTATTACCATATGTCTCGGCAATTAAATAAGGGGAAAAAACAACCTCTTCTTTATAGTTTCTTTCATCAGTAGATAATGATATATCACTAACGTCTAACGCTAATTTTACACCCCAATTTGGTTTCGGAAATTGATTTATATTTTGACTCACAATCTTTTTTATGATAAATAGTCAGAAACGAAGTATTTATATATAAAAAGTTGATATGATTAATTTTAATACCGAATATTTTGGGAACAATTGTTACTTCTACATTAAAGATAGAGGTAACAAAATATCCCTTTATTATAATGTGGCGGACACTTTAACGGAATCAAGAAAGTCTGACGATAAACTTGAGTTCGATAAAAAAGACGAAAAAAAAGTTAAAGGTGTGGTTTCTTCAGCGTTAAAAACAAAATCAAAAGTTTCTAAAAAAGCTTTAGATAAAAAACTTAAAGGAATTAAACCCAAAGAAGAAATTGACGAATTTGTTGATGAGGACGGTAATATGTTAGGTTCAAGAATACCAAATCTTAGTCAAGTGTTAACTCCACACAAAACTATGGACCAAACCATTGCAATGTCAAGAGCGACAAACGACCCATTAACAAGAGGTTATCGTGTTTATTATGGTGAAAGTAAAGAAGGTTCAGATGAAGTAATTAATGAAGTTGATTATTCAGAAGCTTTTGGATATGAAGAAACAAAAGATATGGACTTTAAAGATACCGTCAAAACTCTTGAAGAAATGGGTGTTGAGAACGCAATCGAAAGAGCTAAAGAATTTGGTAAACTACCAAAGGCAAAAAAAGAAGACGGTGAATTAAGACAAAGATTATCAGAAAAGGATACCATAGAAGAACAACAGAAAAAAATGATGAAGAAAATGGTTGAGGATATTTTAACCAAAAAATCAAAAGATTCTTCTGATGTTATTAAAAACACCGGTGTTAGTAAAATATTAAAGAAAAATTTACAAGTAATTAAAAATATTGCAGATAAAGAAGGTATTAGTATCAATACTCTGATAAAAGCGTTAAAATCTTCAGATGAATAGTGATTTATACGGAAAGACATATACGGTACCGCAAGACGTTATTGAATATTTAGAACAATGTAATCAAGCTGTTGGGGAAGTTGATGAAACTACCGAAGGTTTTAAACGTAATAAAGATTTGCGTGAAAAAGGTGAGGTGACTTATCAACAACTAAAACGAATGAAGAATTGGTTTGATAATTTCAATGGACATCAAGATGAGACTTCCCATATTTTAAATGGGGGACACTACGTTAAAGATTGGGTGAACAATACCCTAAAAGGAGATAGAGATAGTATTAATACCGGAAAACAATCAAAATCGGAAGTATTACCAAATCAATACATTAACCCTCACGAAAAAGAAGGGATTAAAGATATGAATAGACCGAATCAAAAACATAGTTCATCAATTAATAAATTTGACACCGCTATCACAGAGAGTCTAAAAAGAATAAACGAATTAATACAAAAAATATAACAATTATGCCAGTAAATGAACCATTAAATTTTGAACAACCATCTAATGATTTGTCATCAATTGCCGAGGCTCAAAGAAGATTATTATTTCCAAAAAATGATTTTAAAAAAACAGCAAATGAATACTCCTCAGTTAACCCTGACGCAATTGCCGATGGTGATACCGCAGGTAAAGGAACAGGTAACTTTTTAGATGTTTATAATCAACAAGCGGGAGCTATTCAAGATATTCAAGAAAGAAACTCTGAATTAGTTATTAATGAGTATAAACCAAATGCACCTTATACAACACCAAGTGCGTAATGAAACTTTACAACACAGTTAAATCTCTTATTTTAGAAGTAGCGTCAATTGACTCAATTGTTAACGCTATTAAAAATAAAGATAAGATAATAATTTATTACGACGGTGATGAACCCGGAGGACGTGGTTTACGAGATATTGAACCTGTTTGTTTTGGATACTCAAAAGCCGGAAACCCTGTATTACGTGCTTGGGACAGTGAAGGAGCTTCTCACACAGGATATAAAGGGGAACAACCTTTACCGGGGTGGAGATTATTTAGGGTTGATAAAATCCAATCATTCAGACCATCAGGTGAAAAGTTTACAGAACCAAAACCCGGTTATAATCTTAACGGGGATAAAAGTATGACAAAAGTTATAATAAACGCTGTCTTCGGACAAAACTAAATACAATAATTAAATTTTATGACAAACGAATTAAGTTTAATGGAAAAATTAGTGGTATCTAAAAAAATAATGGATGCCCATAACAATACACCGAGAGGTGGTGTGGCATCATCAATGGATTCCTATAATTCACCTGAAGTTGAATCTTTTGAACCTGTTGGTGCAAAATATAATATTCCACAAGAATTTTTACAAGAATCTCAACAATCAGAACAACCTTATTTATCATCAATACCTAAAGCACCAACAATGCCACAACCTCTAACGGCAGATAGAGTTATGTCATCAAAATTACCGGACGCAATTAAACGATTGATGATTGAACACCCAATAGAAGTTCCAAACTCAATGGGTGGTGGTGGTTCAGTATTATCTGACGAATTAGTTGAGAAAGCATCTAGATTGATGAATTTAAAAGGGAATCAACAACCAAAACAATCGGTTAACGAACAAACTAAAAGACCACAACAGACACAATCACCAAACTTTAATGTGAATGAATTAAAATCTATGCTTCGTGAAGTTGTAGAGGAAGTTCTACAAGAAAATGGAATTTTGTCTGAATCAGAACAAAAATCTAATGAAGTCTTTTCTTTTAAAGTTGGAAAACATATATTTGAAGGTAAGGTTACTAAGATAAAAAAAATCTCTTAAACTTTATTTACTCTCAAGATTAACCCTCATCTACCAAGTTGGGGGTTTTTTAGTTTTATATGGTTGATATTCTTTTTGTTTTTTATTATATTTTAGAATATAATTTAAAACTATGAAAGAAAAAATTAATGTATTAGTTCTACCAAGTGACAAAACAGGTGTTGGTAAATTTCGCTCTGTTGACCCTCACGTATTCTTACAAAACTTATATCCGGATGACTTCCACGTAGATATTGACTACGAACCTCAAATAAATAATATTGAATATTGGAAAAAATATCAGATAATTCATGCTCACAGAACAATTGGACAAGATTATAATATCGCCCCTCAATTAATCCAATGGTTAAAGTCAATGGGTATTATCGTTATTGTCGATTTAGATGATTATTGGTTACCAACGGTTGAGCATCCAATACATAGTATTATTGTTAAACACAAAATTGATGAGAAAATTAAAAATAATCTGAGAGCGGCAAGTTATGTAACCACCACTACTGATATATTTGCTGAGGAAATCAAAAAATTAAACAAAAACGTTATTGTATTTCCAAACGCCATTAACCCAAAAGAATTACAGTTTAATCAACCAACACCTCCTTCTGATAAAATTAGAGTTGGGTGGTTAGGTGGCTCATCTCACTTACACGATTTAGAATTACTTGGGGGGTTTGTTCAAAAAAATAGTGACATTAACGATAAATTACAATATGTGATTTGTGGTTTTGATACAAGAGGAACTGTAACTGAAATAAATCCTCAAACAGGTGAAGAAAAACAACGAGAAATTAAACCACACGAAACTGTATGGGCTCGTTATGAGGAAATTTTTACAACCAATTATCAAACAGTTGATGATGACTATAAAAAATTCTTACAACAATTTAAAGAAGGTGAATATAATTCCGGAAATGTTTTACCTTATGTTAGAGTTTGGACAAAACCTGTCACAACTTACGCTATGAATTATTCAAAATTTGATATATCTTTGGCTCCGATTAAAAATCACATCTTCAACAGAATGAAATCTCAATTAAAAGTTATTGAGGCAGGGTTTTATAAGAAAGCTTTAATCGCGTCTGAAATTGGACCATACACAATCGATTTAGTTCACTGTTTGAAAAATGGTGAATTTAACGAAGAGGGTAACGCTATTTTAATCCCTGAAAGTAGAAATCATAGTGATTGGTCTAAAGCAATTAAGAAATTAGTTCAGAACCCTGAAATGATTAAAGTATTGGGTGAAAGATTATATAATACAGTAAAAGACAAATACGACCTTAACGTGGTTACAAAAAATAGAGCAGAATTTTACAAATCTTTAATAAAATAAAAAATGATAAAAATACCTTTAACCAAAATATTGTTTCTTGATATAGAAACTGTTGGTGGATGTAAAAACTATACCGAGTGTAAAGTTAACAATCCTAATGTTGCGAGTCAATTTGAGAAATATTTTGATTGGTTCCAAAAACGATTTCCTGAAGATGCCGGATTTTCTGCCGATAAAGTTTTTGAAAAAAGAGCCGCATTAGTTCCTGAGTTTGCAAAAATTGTTTGTGTTAGTGTTGCCTTTGTTATGGACAATGGTGATATTAAAAAACAATCGTTTTCAGGTGATGATGAAAAGGTTCTATTAAAAGAATGTCAAACATTACTTAATCGTTGTGGTAAATTAGATTTTTATCTATGTGGACACAATCTTAAGAATTTTGATATCCCTATGTTGGCAAAACGAATGATTATCAACGGATTAATGCCTCCAACACTTTTACCATCTTACGACACAAAACCGTGGGAGATTAAAGCTATCGATACCAAAGAAATTTGGCAATACGGAGCATATACGGCAATTGGTTCGTTAGACTTAATGTGTACTTGTATGGATGTTCCATCACCAAAGGAAGGTGATGTTACCGGAGATAAAGTTCACGACGCATATTGGAACAAAAATATGTTACCTGAAATCACCGCTTACTGTGAACGAGACGTACTTGTACTAATTGACGTAATAAAAAAATTAAAAGAATTAGAATAATGTTAGACAATTTTGAAGAGTTAGAAAATTTAAGAAAAAAATTACTTAATTTACAAGAGACATTCTCATCCGAAACAGGTGAGGTGGATTACGATGACATTTTGAAAGAAATGGATATTGATTTAGAACAAATTGAAAAAGATATTGCCGAGGGGGCAACTAAATTAGATTTACCTTATGAGATACTTCACCCGGATGCTGTTCACCCAAAATATAACTACGATAGTGATTCGGGGTTTGACTTACATTCTGTTGAGGATGTTGTTATCCCACCGTTTGGTAGAGCGTTAGTTCCTAGTGGACTATGTTTCGACATTAAAGACGGTTTTGAGATACAAGTTAGAACAAAAAGTGGGTTGGCAATCAACCAAGGACTTATGGTTTTAAATTCACCGGGAACCGTGGATAATGGTTACACCGGAGAAGTTAAAGGAATCATCTTTAATACAAACCCAACTGAGGTTAGAATACCAAAAGGTATGAAATTCGGACAAGCGGTTCTTTGTCCCGTTGTAAACGGTGCTTGGGTAGGATTAAATCAAGTTGAGAAAATAAATAAAAAAGAACGGGGTGAAAACGGATTTGGTTCAACAGGATTAGTATGATAACAGTAATTTATTCAACACATAAAGACGAACAATATAATAACAAATTTAGACAACATTTGTTACAAACTGTTGGTTTAAAAAATGTTCAAATATTGGAGTATGTTAACCATAACCAATTTAGTTTAACTGAAGTTTATAACAAAGGATTAAACGAATCAGTTAATGATATTATTGTGTTTTGTCATAATGATATCATTTTTGAAAAAGAATATTGGGGTAAACGAGTTTTAGAACATTTTACCAAAAAACCTGAATACGGTATTTTAGGTGTTGCTGGAACATCATATTACCCTAATTCCGGAAGATGGTGGGACATACAGGGTGAGATGATTGGTCAAGTTTATCATCAGCACGAAGGTAAAAAATGGTTATCTGAATATAATAAACCATTTGGGTCAAAAATAATAGATTCCGTTATTGTTGATGGTGTTTTCTTTGCCGTTAAAAAAAGTAATTTAAAAACTAATTTTGATGAATCATTTACCGGATTCCATTTTTATGATACATCATTTTGTATGAGTAATCATTTATCCGGAGTTAAAGTTGGAACAATTTCAAATGTCCCGTTAACACATCTTTCTATTGGTATGACCAATAATCAGTGGGAACAGAATAGATTATTATTTTTAGAAAAATACAAAGAAAAATTACCTATTAAATTAGAATCAAAATACCCGATAAATAAAATTAATCCAAAGTTACCGTTAGTTTCTGTTATAATTCCGATTTACAATTATGGGTTACAATTCGAAAAATCGTTACAATCAGTATTTGATTCTACCTATAAAAATGTAGAGATAGTAATTGTTGATGACGGGTCAACCGATACTTACGTTAAATTAAAATTAGAGAGTATTAAAGACCATCCAAATATTAAAATCATATATCAAGAAAATCAAGGACCATCTTCAGCAAGAAATAATGGGGTTAAAAATTCAAATGGTATTTTTATACTACCATTAGATGGTGATGACACTATTCATCCGGATTATATTCAATTCTGTGTTAACATTTTAAAAAACAATAAAACCATTAGTCCGGTTTATTGTGATACACATCATATAGGTCAAATACAAGGAATCGAAAAAAGACCTGAATGGTCTATAGAAAGATTAAGAGAAGGTCCGTTTATAGTTAATTGTTCAATGTTTCATAAAGAAGCGTTTGATGTTTGTGACGGGTATGATGTTACATTGAAAGGATGGGAAGATTATGATTTATGGATTAGAATGGGATTGAAGGGATATTCGGGGAAAAGAATACCAAAACCTCTTTTTGTATATTTTCACCACGAAAGTGACGGAACCGTATCAACAGAGGCGAATAACAACCAACAAGAGTTGTATAATAAAATAATGAACAAAAATTTTAAGAATGAAAATTTTAATTAAGTTTCCTACTAGAGGACGAACATTTAAATTCTTTAATGTTTTAAAAATGTATTACACAATGTGTGATGATTTAGATAATATTAAATTTTTAGTAACATTAGACACTGATGATAAAGTTATGAATCAACCGGGTGTTATTGAGATGTTTAAAGAATACAAAAACTTATCATACATTTATGGTGAAAGTAAATCAAAAATCGAAGCCATAAATAGAGATATGGAAACCGAAAATGATTGGGATATTGTCTTATTAGCATCTGATGATATGATACCAAAAGTTAAAGGTTACGATACAATCATTAGAAAAAAAATGAAAGAAAAATATCCGGATACTGATGGTGTTTTATGGTTTAATGATGGTTATCAAGGTAATAGATTGAATACTTTATGTATTTTAGGTAAAAAATATTATGAGAGGTTTAATTACATTTATCATCCAGAATATAAATCTTTATGGGCGGATAACGAATTTATGGATGTTGCAAACTTATTAAATAAACAAACTTATTTTAATGAACTAATAATTAAACATGAACATCCTGATGTTGGATTCGGTGGTCGAGACAATATACATTTAGAAAATTCTAAAAATGATTATATTGATAAAAATTTATATCTAAAAAGAAAATCAATAAATTTTGAATTAAATAAAAATTTATAATAAAATATGAATAAATTAATAATAAACCGAAACGAAGGTTTTTTTTCGGATTTTTTAACATTATTAGCGGGTATAATGTATTTTAACGATAATAATCAAAAATTTAATGTTGAATGGTTTAATTATATGTATAGTGATTTATCTAACGAAAATCTATATGATAAATTTTTTAAACAAGTTTATGATATTGAACCAATTACGTCAACATTTATTAATTTAACCCCTTATGGGTATTATTTCCCTGAAGCTATTGGAAATGGACTTGATGAATTAACTATTTTAAAAAATTTAAAAACCCCCTCTCAAACATTGATTGATTTAAAATTAATGGATAATATTTTTTTTAACAATATTGATAAAAATTATTTTAAAGGGTTAAAAACTTTAGGTGTTCAAAAAAGAGGTACAGACCATAGTACTCACGGAGCATTATTATCTGATGAAATTATTTTGTCAAATATTAATGAAGAATTTAAACATAACAGTTATGATAAAATTTATTTAATGACTGATGATAATAATTCTTTGAATTTTTTTAAAAAAGAATTAGGTGATACTTTAATTTATACTGAATCAAGAAGGGGTGATTCTAATGTTGGTTTACATTTTTCAAATCTACCAAATAAATCTAAATTAGCCGAAGAAGTTATTGTTGATTCTATTTTATTATCATTAACTGATTTTAAATTAGTAAGTAGAAGTAACGTATCAACTTTTTCATTATTAAATAATTTAAATGAAAATTTTAAATATATGGATAAACACATACATTATAGTTAATAATATGAAAAACAATATAACATTATATAATCATTTCCACAATGGTGATATATTTTACTCAAGAATATTAATTAATATTTTAAAAAACCATTATAACATTACATACTATCATAATCTACAATCACCATTATTTGAAGATTTACCTGAAGTTAATGAAATTGTGGGTATCCCCGGAAATTATGATATTCACAACACAAATTTAGAAAATAATATTGTGAATACTTGGATAGGACAAAAACAAATGATTTATGTATCACACCAACCTATTCCTGGTTGTTCATTTATTAATCATTTTAAATTAGTTACCGATATTTGTGATTTCTATAATATTGAATTAGATAATGATTTTAATAAGTATTTACCCTCTGTGATTAATACTAATTTAAAATCGCATGATAATATTGTAAACAAAATAAAAGAATTAAAACTAAAATATGATTTAATTATTTTAGTTTGTGACGGTAATGTAAATTCAAGTCAATCACATAATTTTAGTTTCACACCTATTGTTGAAAATTTGTCTGAAAATAACCCTAATTGTTTATTTTTAAGTACTAATCAATTATATGAAAATAATTCTAATGTTATTACAACATATCCACAAATAACAGAATCATTACCTGATTTATTACAAATTAGTCTAATTTCAAATCATTGTGATATTATTGTAGGAAGGGCTTCCGGACCATTTTGTTTTACACATACTAAAGAAAATTTTAATGACGATAAAAAAACATTCATTTCATTCACATTTAATGAATCTGAAGGTATATTTTATTATGATGGTAAAAATAAAAATTTATGGTCAAATAATTTAAATTATCCTAATATGATAACAACAATACAAAATGAAATAAATTTAAAAATTAAATAATTATGATAGGTGAAAAAATTGAAGAAATAATTAAAAATAAAACATTAGAAATTTTAACTAAAAATAAAAATGTTGAATTACCTGATGATATCATTGAAACCGATAATTTAGGTGAGGTGATTGAAAAATTATCCATATTACATTGTAGAATGTGGTATTTAGAAGACGCCATTAGTGATGCTAAAACCGACTCTGAAATTGCTGTGTTAAAGAAAAAAATTGACATCTGTTTTAAAAGTAAACGACCTAAATATGTTGAGGCAATAAATCGGATGGTTGATAATTCAATAAGTCAAGGTAAATCATTAATTGAGGATTCGGTAAAATTATATAAAGGTGTTGAGTAATTTAGTAATTGGGAATACATCTCAGTTAAGTCATTATTTCCCCAATGATTATGAAAAAATATCGTCCCGAAACATAGATTTTGCAACACTTTGTTCTAAAAAGTATGACAAGGTTTTTTTATTATTTGCGGAACAACGAACTTTTTTAAATGAATCTGATGAGTTTTTTATAAAAACTAATTTTGATTATACGTTAGAAGTTATTAATAAGTTTAAAGACATCTCAAATAAGGTCATCATTTATTCAACATCAGAATTGTGGAATAAATACGACGGGTGTGTCTCCCTAAGTGATGAGTATAACTATAATTACTCACCATATATTAAATCAAAAGAAATTCTCTGTAACTATATTAATCATAACAGAGATGTTTACCCTAACGTAATAATAATCTACCCATTTAACTTTAATTCTGTTTATAGAAAAGAAGGGTTTCTCTTTGGTAAAATATTTGATTCAATACTGAACGATAAAAAAATATCTATTGGTGATATTAATTTTAATAGAGATTTAACCCACCCTAAAAACATTGTTGATGTTTCATTAAAAGCCGATAAAGATTGTATTGTTGGTTTAGGTGAATTAATCAATGTTCAAAAGTTTATTGAGGACATCTTTACAAAATTAAATAAAAACATTATAGATTACATAGAATACGACGAATCCAATAACTTAAAAATAAAAAGAGGTGGTTATTATAGTTGCGAAAAAACAATAGATTATAACGACCTAATCAACTTAACAATTAAAGACATATATGAGTATTAAACTAGTAAAGGACACTATTGATTTTGATGACATCACCAAATTAATAGAATGGTTAAAAACCAATCCAAGATTAACTAAAGGAGAATTAACAACAACTTTTGAGGACTTATGGTCTAAATGGTTAGGGTGTAAGTATTCGGTATTTGTGAATTCCGGGTCTTCAGCCAATTTAGCGGCGATTTATTCGTTAATACTATCCGGTAAGTTAAAAAATAATAAAATTATTGTTCCAGCAGTTTCTTGGGTAACTACTGTGACACCGGCAATACAATTAGGATTAACGCCTATTATGTGTGATTGTGATAAGGATAATTTAGGTTTAGATATTAACCATTTAAAAACGTTAATTAAAGAAGAAAACCCTTCCGCAATTATATTAGTTCACGTATTAGGTTTTCCTAATCATATGAAAGAAATCATTGAGCTATGTGAAGAAAATGATATTTTATTAATTGAGGATACTTGTGAATCTATTGGTTCAAAATACGGTGATAAACATTTAGGAACTTTTGGAGATTTATCAACCTTTTCATTTTATTTTGGACATCATATGTCAACAATTGAAGGTGGTATGGTATCAACAGATAATGAAGAATTGTATCATATTTTATTATCCATTAGGTCGCACGGGTGGGACAGAGATTTACCTTTATCGAAACAAAAAGAATTACGCGAAAAATATAAGGTTAATGATTTTAAATCATTATACACCTTTTATTACCCGGGGTTTAATTTAAGAGCAACTGACTTACAAGCGTTTATCGGAATTCAACAAATGGATAAATTAGACCATATTGTTGAATCTAGATATAAGAATTACATAAGATATAAAGAAGGTATCAAAAATGATTTTTGGGAGGTTAAACCAACAAGTAATTCCTATGTGTCAAATTTTTCTTATCCTATAATAACTAAAAATCTTGACAGATTGATAACTGAATTACAAAATAATGATATCGAATGTCGACCATTAATTTGTGGGTCAATAAACGAACACCCATTTTGGTATGAAAGATATGGGAAACAAGAATTACCTAATTCAAAGTTAGTACACGAATATGGTTTATACTTACCAAACAATCACCAAATGACTGAAGAAGAAATAACTAAAGTAATTAAAATTGTTAACGAAAATATATGAAAAAATTATTAGTAACCGGTGGTAATGGTTTAGTTGGTTCTTCCATTACTTCTGATGTAAAAATTGGTAAAGAGTATGATTTGAGAAATATTGAAGAAACCGATAAAATGTTTGAATACCATAAACCAACTCACGTTATTCATTGTGCCGGTAAAGTAGGTGGTCTTAGTGCCAATATGAATTATAAAGGAGAGTTTTTTTACGATAACATAATGATTAACACTAACGTTATTGAATCGGCCAGAAAAAATAATGTTAAAAAATTAGTATCATTTTTATCAACTTGTGTATTTCCGGACAATATTGAATACCCAATAACTGAGAAAAAAATTCACTTAGGAGCCCCTCACTTTTCAAATTACCCATACGCATACGCAAAAAGAATGGCTGATATTCAAATAAGAGCTTATAGGGAACAATATGGGTTAGAATATGTGTCAGTAATCCCAACAAACATTTACGGACCAAATGATAATTTTTCATTAGACACCGGTCACGTAATCCCTATGTTATTACATAAAATGTATAACGCTCAAAGAGATAACGCTGATTTTGTTGTTTGGGGTAGTGGAACACCATTAAGGGAATTTATATATTCTAAAGATATCGCAAAATTATCTGAATGGGCCTTAGACAATTATAATGAATCAGAACCTATTATATTCAGTAACTCAAATGAAATTAGTATTAAAGATTTGGTTGATTTATTAGTTAATGAGTTTAACTTTAAAGGGAAAGTAATATTTGACAAAACAAAACCTGATGGTCAATTTAGAAAACCATCGGATAATTCAAAATTAAAATCGTATTTACCTAATTTTGAATTTACCCCAATTGAACAGGGATTAAAAGAAACAATAAATTGGTTTATAGAAAATTATGAAAACACAAGAAAATAAAATTGCTTTAATTACAGGGATTAATGGTCAAGATGGTTCTTATCTTGCAGAATTCTTAATAGAAAAAGGATATGAAGTTCACGGAACTTTAAAAAGAAATTCAGTAGCAGAAAATCAAACATCAAGATTGGATAAAGTATATGATAAAGTTAAATTACATTACGCTGATTTAACTGACTTATCATCATTAGTACGAGTTATTAGTGAGGTTAAACCAATTGAGATATATAATTTAGCCGCTCAGTCACACGTAAGAATATCATTTGACCAACCATTATACACCGCAAATGTTACTGGAATAGGAACTTTAAATGTTTTAGAGTCGGTTAAATTATTAGACCCATCTATTAAAATTTATCAAGCGTCATCATCAGAAATGTTTGGTAATTCAATTGATACCGATGGATATCAAAGAGAAACTACACCATTGAACCCTGTATCACCTTACGGATGTGCCAAAGTTTTTAGTTACAATATTTGTCGTAACTATAGAAATTCTTATGGTATGTTCATATCAAACGGAATATTATTCAACCACGAATCACCAAGAAGAGGAACTAACTTTGTAACTAATAAAGTCTGTAAAGAGGCCGTTAAAATTAAATTTGGATTATCGAATGAACTTAAACTAGGTAACTTAGATGCTACTCGAGATTGGGGACACGCTAAAGATTATGTTAAAGTAATGTGGGAGATTCTTCAATTGGATAAACCTGATGATTTTGTATGTGCAACAGGGATATCACATTCAGTACAAGACCTATGTGAGTATGTTTTTGGAAAATTAGATTTAGATTGGGAATTATATGTGAAACAAGATGAGAAGTTTTTAAGACCGGAAGAATTACATAATTTAAAAGGTGACCCATCAAAATTAGTAAAAGCAACGGGATGGACTCACGACTATACCTTTGAAACTATGTTAGACGAAATGATTGAACATTGGTTAACATATTATAAACAACAATAATTAAAAAATGGCTGAAGCTAGAAAAAGAAAACCAACAACAACTCCGACTCCGGAAGTCACCGGTAAACCGGTAAGTAAAAAAGATTTAATTGGTCAAATCATCAGGAGAAAAACTAAAGAAAAGTTTTTAACAGTAAATCAAAAAAAGTATTACGATACTCTAATTGAAAGTGAAATTACTGTTTGTTCCGGACCAGCGGGCGTTGGTAAAAGTTACATAACAATGAAAGCTGCAATTGATTTATTATCAGACCCAAAAACTCCTTATGAGAAAATTATCATTGTTAGACCGGCGGTTGAAGCCGAAGAAAAATTAGGTTCACTACCCGGTAACGTAGAAGAAAAATTAGACCCATATATTTTTCCATCATATTATTTATTAAATAAAATTATTGGAAAAGAATCTCGTGAAAAACTTAAAGAGATTGAAGTTATTGAAGTATTTGCATTAGCGTTTATGAGAGGTATGAATATTGATAATTCTATTCTAATATTTGAAGAAGGTCAGAATGCCTCGCCAAGTCAAATGAAACTTCTTTTAACAAGAATTGGGTTTAACAGTAAATTCTTCATATCAGGTGATGTGGAACAATCGGACAAATATAAAAATAAAACCCACAGTGGTTTATGGGACGCAATCGAAAAGTTTAGAGATGATGACTATGTGTCAACGTTTGAATTTAAAGATAAAAACGATATTGTACGAAACCCATTAATTAGTAAGATATTACGTAAATACGATAACGAACCGGATGAGAATAGCAATTGAGATTAACGGAGTATTAAGAAATACAATAGATAAAATAGAACAAACCTATCAAAAATATATGATAGATAAGACGGAGGGGTTGGAAGACGAAGAATCTTTTAAATATGAGATATCCCTACCGGTAGATAGTTTAAATCTTAGAAATCATTTTAAGTTCCAAACGGACGAAGAATTATATTCATTTTTATATGAGGAGTTTCCTATGGAAATTTTTGGACACTCTCAATCAACTGAATATTCAACCTTCAATGATTTAAATGAGATATACGTAAATTTAAGAGATAATCACGACATATTAATTGTGTCTGATGAAATGGGTAGGTCAAAACCATCATCGTTATTCTTCTTATCAAAATTTGGTTGTCAGATAGAAAAAGTAAAATTCTATAGTAATATGACAATAAATTCAATGTGGGACGAAATTGATGTTTTACTTACGGCTAATCCCGCCTTATTATTAGAACATCCGGATGATAAAATTATCATACAATATCAAACGGAATACAATAAACATATCAAATTAGACAATTCTATAACAACAATTAAAGAATTAGAATTTGAATTAACAAAAATAATATAATGTTAAAAGTATTAGGTGAAAATTATTATTTGGATTTAGACAAAATAGATGACTACGTTCAAATTAAAGGGGATAAAGTTGTTACCTCAGGTATTACAGAATCAACCCACATTAGTATAATTAAATATGAAACGGTTAAATTAATGATGGAAATAATTATGGACGAACCGGAAGAGATTGATGAACAATTAGGTGCAAAGGGTACTAACAATTTATCAATACCATTTAAAATTGCGTTTAACACGCTACTTTATAAAAACTTACTAAATAAAATATAATATGAATCAAGAACAAATTACAAAATTAGAATTGTCTATTGAGAATATGAAAAATAAGAAATCTAGAATTTATCTTATTGCTCAAGACACCAAAGGTAACGCTAAAGCATCTATTGCTTACATCTATAGATTAGCGTTATCATTATTAAACGCCGGGTATAACCCAATTATTTTACACGAAACTCCTGATTACACTGGTGTATCTGAATGGTTAGGTGAAGAATATATGGTAATACCACATAAATCAATTGAGGGTCAGAATTTAGATGTTTCTCCGGAAGACTTAATTATCATCCCGGAACTATACGGTTTTGTTATGTCTCAAGTTAACAATTTACCTTGTGGTAAAATTGTATTATGTCAATCATACGACCATATGTTAGAAACGTTACAGCCAGGACAATCTTGGAGTGACTTAGGATTTTTAAAATGTATAACAACATCAAACAAACAAAAAGAACAAATCGAAAGTGTTATGAGAAACATATCTTTTGATATCTTAACTCCATACATTTCTGATAGTTTTAAACCTCAAACCTTACCCGCAAAACCAATCATTACAGTACATTCAAGAGACCAAAGAGATACGGTTAACTTAATTAAAACATTCTACATTAAATTTCCTCAATATAGATGGGTAACCTTCAGAGATATGAGAAGTCTAACAGAAAAAGAATTTTCAACCGGGTTGGAAGAATCTTGTTTATCAGTATGGATTGATGAGACAAGTGCTTATGGAACATACCCATTAGAATCTATGAAATGTGGAATACCTGTATTAGGTTTAGTTCCTAGTTTAATTCCTGAATGGATGAGTGAGGAAAATGGTTTATGGATTAACAATAAAATACAATTAGTTGACTTCATTGCCGATTATTTACAAAATTGGTTAGAGGATAATGTAAACGAAAACTTATTTATTCAAATGAAAAAAACTGTTGATTCATTACCAACTAAAGAATCTTTTGAAAAAGAATCTGTTGAATTATTTGATAAATATTTAACGTCAAGACAAGAATCTTTTACTGAACAATTATCTAAACTACAAACAATTTAAGAACAATATGGAAGAAATTAAAACATTTGATGTATCGGTTATCTTACCGATTAAATCGTCTAAAGCACGAGATTTTGACGAATACTTTAAAAAAGCTATCGATTCGTTAAGAATACAAAAAACAGAAATAAAAGAACTTGTTATTGTTCATACTAACGAAACATCTTTAGTTGAATACTTAAACGATTTTGACTTTGGTGATTTACCGGTAATTAAAGTTGAGTGGACTAAAGAACCAAATTACTCGGCACAAATTAACTATGGTGTTAGAAGTGCAAAATCAACGTGGGTTTCATTGTTTGAATTTGATGATGAATATTCTTCAATTTGGTTTAAGAACGTTCTTAAATATTCTGAAATATATCCTGAGGTATCGGCATTTTTACCAATAGTTGTTGACGTAGACCAAAACACAAATTTTGCGGGTTTCACTAATGAGGCAACATTCGCAGCAAATTTTACACCTGAAATGGGAATCTTAACAAATGAAACGTTAATGGATTATCAAAATTTCCAACTATCAGGGATAGTAATTAAAAAAGAATCATTCATTGATTATGGATTGTTAAAACCATCGTTTAAATTAACCTTTGGGTACGAATTCTTTTTAAGAATGACATACAACTCAATAAGAATTATGACAATTCCTAAAATTGGTTACAAACATATGAACTTACGTGAAGGTTCTATTTTTTGGAATTACAAAAATGGTGACGATATCATTTCCCCGGACGAGGTTAAATTTTGGGTAGAGTCAGCAAAAAAAGAGTTTTTCTTTATTAATGACAGAGCCATAAAATACGAATCTCAAGAATCGTAATGACTGAATCAGTTAATTTGACAGGAGACACCAGCGTTGAGTTAAAGAAGAAAGGTAGAAAACCAACCCAATTAAATTATTTTGATGTTCGAGAAGAACTGGCAGTTGTTCGATTTTTAGAAACCGAATGTCATCACGAGAGAAATAAAATTTATAATGAGTTTTTATTAAAACCTTTAGATAAGATGATATCTTCGATTATAAGAAGATACAAATTATATAGAAAAGACATGGATTTTAATGAAATCCATACAGATACTCACTCATTCTTAATAACAAAAATAGATAAGTTTAAGCCTTCTAAAGAAAAGAAGGCTTACTCTTATTTTGGAACCATATGTAAAAATTATCTTATGGGTCAAATTATTAAGGACCAAAAAGAAACTAATAGAAAAATTTCTTACGAAGATATTTCAACTAGTTTAGAAAACGATGAAGGGTTCGCATATTACATTGAAAATGATAATTTAGATTCTGAAAGGATTATTCATCATTTTTTAATCAAATTAGATTTGTTTGTTAAAAATGAAAATCTAAGTGAGAATGAAATAAAACTCGGACAAGCATTATACGATTTATTCGATAATTATGAAAATATTTTTGTGGGTAACGACAATAATAAATTCAACAAGAATATAATATTACTCTCATTGAGGGAAATGACCAACCTTTCTACTAAAGAAATTAGAGGGTCAATGAAGAAATATAAAAATATGTATTTTGAGTTAGTCCAAACTATGGTTAAATAAAATCCAATATTAAATATTTATTGTTATGGCAAGACCGACAAAAAAAGAAATTAATCTTTCAAAAGAATCAATGTTATCATTGATGCAGGAAATCTATAACGAAGTTGTGGAACAACGAAATACTGCAATAAGAATACAAAACAAGATGTTAACAATGATGAAAGAACCGGAGGATATGACTGTCATTGGTCCGGTTATCGAAAAACAACAAAAAATTGTTAACGACTGTATTGAGAAAAAACTAACCCTATCTAAGTTACAATCTTCTATGTGGGAAAAATCTAACGCTAATAAAGATAGTGGAGCAGGATTCTCAATAACTGATTTAGGGGATGATGAACTATTCAGAACTCTAATGGAAAAAGACATTTCAAAAGATAACGATTCTTATAAAATGAAAAAATAATATGGGTTCATTAGACATTAATTTTGGATATAATAAAATTCAAAAGAAAGTTAACGCAACAAAATCTTTTGCTGATATTAAGTCTCAGTATGACGAGGCAAATAGAAAAGCGGGTAGTTCCTTTGAAAAAACAAAATCTCAAGTTTCAGAATCATTAAACAGTGTTAAAAGTCAAACTAAAAGATATCAGAAACAAGTAAAAAACCAATTTGAACAACTTTTAGATTTAACCAACACAACAGGTGGAAATGGTAGTGGTTCACCATCATATATTAAAAGACTCTTAATTAGAACAATTAAAAACGTACAACCAAGGTTACGAACAATTGTTATTAAAGATTGTTTAACAGCATTAGGGTGTGACCAACAACAAACATACACATCTCCGGAAACAATTTATGTAAAAGTTGGTTCTATCGATTTATTTAATAGATTATTAATTGACCCCCAAGATGAAGTAGGTGCTGTTGTTTACGAAAAGAAGTCGATTCAAGTAGGACAAATTCCATTCTCAATGAATCGAGAATTACATCAATTAACTCAAAATAATAGTATATACACTCACGTAGGTAAGTCGGGTCAAGATTTATTTAAAATACAATATGTAAACGCTGACCCAAATGGTGTAACAGGTGGTTGGTTTCAGGTTGATTTAAGTAGTAGAACCGGACCTCTTAGAGTAGGTGAATTTATGGTTGATTATTACGACACAATAAGAATGGCGGAAGACACCGATATTATTGGGTCTATTATGGAATCCTTATCCGGTGCAATATCAATGAAAGTATCTGCGGGAACATCTCAAGTTGAAAACGCAAGTAAATACGAATTAATATTGGCAAGAATATTAGGACTTTGTTTTGATAGTAGGGGTAATGAAATAGATACTAGTGGTATTGCTAAGATAGCTGAACTAGATGGTGTTGACGATTCATTTTTTGAGTTTACTGAAATTGATTTAAGAAATATTGATATTAGAACACAAAACATTAAGAAAGGGGTTATTCAATTTGAGGATTGTGATAACATTGATTTACCTGTTAACTTCAACGAAATTATAAGTGCGTTAGGACAATTAAATTTTTATGAAGGTTCTGAGTTTGAAGAGGCGGCAAATAACATAACAGATGTTTTGGCAAACAATCCGGCTTGGATTGGTGTTGGAATAAATGTTACCCCACAGGTTGTTGTTGACACAAATTTTATAAAATTAATAAGTAACGGAATGATTAGTGCTTTAATTACTCCAAAAATGATATTACCAATTATTGTTATGTATAAAGCGTTGGGTAATACATTGGCGGACAATATAAAATCATTTGTTGATTTCGCTAAAATATTTAAAAAGTTCTTCATTAATTTAGTATCTAAAGTAGGTGCAATATTTGTTGAGGAATTGTTTAAATTAATTAAAGAAGACATTTTGAAACTTGTTCAACAAGTTATTAAAGATATTGTTAAAGAAAAGATTGTTAAAAAATATGCAATGATATTAAAATTAATTGCGTTATTATTGGCAATCATTGGATTGATAACGGATTATCGTAAGTGTAAAAACTTAATAGACGATATATTGGCGTTATTGAATTTATTAAATCTCCCCGGACTGAGTAGTGGAATACCATTACCATTCTTATATGCCGCACAATTATTGGATGGTTACTCCGAATCAAGAGCCTTTATTGGTGCCATTGAAGAAATGCAAAGTATGGGAATCCCTACCGGAGCGATGCCAAGTGGTGCACCAAATTTTGATTTATTAGGGAAGTTTGGACAAATGAAAGCGATGGCTATGGAAGATGCGGAAAATAATAAACTTCAAGTTGCGGTGGGACCATTGGTGGTAACTCCGGCGTTCTTGACTGTTCCTGCCAGTTCGTATGGTAAAAAATTCTAATTATGGATAAGAAAGAAAAATCTGAAAAAGTATTACAAATCATTAAAGAACATAAAACATCGTCAAATAAAGATTTAATTCTTGCGATGGATTATCTTTTGGAGGATTTTGAATTTACTAAAAAATTAGTTTTAAAAGGAACTGAACAATTAGATAAGTTAGAGTTAACTTACAACACCATATTAAAAGAATATCAAAAAAGAATAAAACCAAATGATAATAGATAGTCAAAATAAGTATCAAATATTATTTCCGGGATATGTTTACGATAACCAAGACCCAATGATGTTGGGTAGAATTAGAGTTATTCCTGAAACTAAAAATTATAACGATATAATCGCGTCCGTTCCGAATTGGGATGAACAAAAAGATATATGGACATCGAGAGACCCATTACTTTTTATGCCGTTATTACCGTTTTATATTAGTCAGACACCTAAAAAGGATGAGTATGTTCATATTGTTTATATGAATAGAATGTCCGAATTTAATAACCAATTTTATATTCAAGGTCCGTTCTCGTCTCCAATGACAACACCTTTTGAACACTACCAAGGCGCCAAAAAATTCTTGGCAGCCGGAGATAGAATTAAACAAGGTATGAGTCTTAAAAACCAAGACGGTGAATACCGTGATAAAAACAGTCAAGGTATCTTCCCTGAACCTGGTGACAACGCTTTGTTAGGTAGAGGAACCGCTGACGTTATTGTAAAAGAAAATGAAGTATTAATCCGTGCCGGAAAAACAAAAGAATTATCTAAAGATAAATTCCCAATTGGTAATCAAAATAGAGCCTTTTTACAGTTAACAAGATTTACTCAAACTAAAAAAACATTACCACCTGAAACAAAATATAGATTAGTTCAAGATGTTTTATTAGTTAAAAAAATGATTGTTTGGGATATTGCAACATTAAATACGACGGCAGATTCCTTTACCGGGTCAGTTAAATTGTATAATCTTAAACCAAGTCCAAAAGTTAATACGGACAACTTTAAATACGATACCATATTAAAATTAAATAGTGGTGAAGATTATGGTGTTGAACTAGAGTCCATATCGTTTGTGGGTAAAACTTTTCAGGAATCGGTTAAATCAATTAATGATTTTATTTCTAAAGTATTTAACCCAAATGTTACATTTACAGGAATAACAATTAATAACCCAAAAAATCTTGCTGACCAATTTCCTTTTGTTGTTACACCATCAAAACAAACATACGATACCGGTAAAAACTTTACACCATCAACGGCATTAAATGATGTTGTTGAATACGTGAATTACAAAAGATTTTTTAATAAAATTAAATTAAATAATTCAAAAGAAGAAGGTTGGTTTTTGGTTTCAGAAAATAAAGGGGGTAAACCTTTATTTGGTCCTCAAGGAACTGTTAAAGAAGAAACAGTAATACCAACAACATTTCAAAATGAAGATGTTACTTACGGTGTGTTAGGTGCTCAAAAAGTATTTTTATTATCTCAAAACGCAACAAGTCCTAAAGGACAAATTGATTTATCTAATACGTTATACGGTATTCCACAGGATAAATTTGTTGGTGCCGGAGATACATTATTTGAGAAAACATACTCAAGTGTTAGAGGTGAAGAATTGGTTAAACTGATTGAGAAAATTGTTGAATTTTTAAACAATCACGTCCATCCTCATGCTAATATGGTTCCGGATGAAGCGACTCAAGGTTCTAAAACAACCAAGACTAGTATCAATCAATTACTAGCCGATGTAAATAATACTGTCTTAAATCAAAATATTCGATTAAACTAAATATTTATTGTTAAAAGATTTTATGTCAATTAACAATTCCTATTTTAGTAAAAACAATACAATCATATCAAATAGTTTAACAAACACCGGAAGAAACCCTGTGACTGAACTATTTTATGGTTCATTAGCGACTTCACAATACCCAAATGGGTTTAGCCGTTTCATTTTTGATTTGGATATGTCTCTTCTTCAAGAAAAAATATCTGACGGAACAATATCTACAACTTGTCCTGATGCTATGACACATACGTTAAGAATGGTTAACACATCAACCTTTAATATTGAAGAGTTAAATACAACAACATCTCAAGCTAGATTGAGAGCAACTTCCTTTGATTTAATATTATTTAGAATACCTAACAACCAAATGTGGGACGAAGGTGTTGGATATGACTTTGCTGACTTAATATATGATTATAGTAATTCAGATAGAAACTTCTCAACAAGACCGTCAAATTGGATTCAAACAACAACATTAAGTGGGTGGACATCACCGGGTATCTATAACAATAATAATTCAGGTTCAACACCATACAGTGCGTTAACTATTGTAGACACACAACATTTTCAATTCGGGAATGAAGACATATCTTTTGATATGACAAGTGAAATTAATAATATCTTAACAAATGGTTTAACCGGTGTAACAGGATGGGGAATTGCTTATTTACCTCAAATTGAAAACTTAACGGGGTTAACTGAGAACTACGAAGTTCAATTCTTTACAAGACATACTCAAACCTTCTACGAACCATTCTTAGAAACAAACTATGATGATTTGATTGAGGATGACAGAAACTCATTTTCGTTAGGGAAAATCAATAAATTATACTTATACATATACGAAGATGGTAATCCTATCAACTTAGATGAATTACCGTCAGTGTCTATTTCGGATTCCAATGGAACTCCTATTTTAGGATTAATGAGTCCTTACTTAGATGTATGTCAGAGAACCAAAGGTGTTTATGAAGTTACAATACCACCATTAATTGGGTATCGTACACCTTGTTCTTTTTATGACATTTGGTCAGGGTTAAAATTAAATGGTTTTTCTTTACCTAATATAACCAATGACTTTGTATTATACCCGTTAAAACATTCAATTCAAATTGGTACGTCAACTCAGGACCCAAAGATTTATGGATTTGATTTTTACGGAATAAAACAAGACGAAAAAATATACAACACAGATATTAGAAAAGTTGGCGTGGTAATTAAACAAGCTTACACAACAAATAAGTTACTTCCAAACGTAAAGGCTCATTACCGAGTGTATGTAAGAGAAGGGCAAACAGAAGTTCAAGTTCAAGGATGGACAAGAATTAACCAAACCCCAAATGAATATTACTTTATGTTCGATACGAGGGATAAAATACCAAACGAATACTATGTTGATTTGAAAGTTGAGAGTAGTGGGGTGATTAATACCTACAAAAAACAAATCAAATTTCAGATTGTTAATGTGAAGTATTTGGAATAATAAGATATTTATAAATAAAAACTAAAAAAAAAATAATACAAAATATATGGCAAATTATATTATAAATGATTGTTTAACTAATGAGGAATACATTGTTTCTGCAATAACGTTAACAGTGGGAGAAACAGTAGGGTATTCTATTGACGAGATAGGATTTTGTGCTACTGTTGGGGTAGAAACGTCTAACCCTCCAACTATAGGGGTAACCTTGGGGATATCATATACAGATTGTTGTGAGTGTTTAAGTGAGACCACAGTGGATTTAAATTTTAAATTTATACGATGTGGTACATTAGAAGAGATTAATATAGACCCAACTGAATTTTGTAGTTACTTTGGTGCTCCCACATCAGGTAGTACTTATGAAATACAATTTGGTAGAGGAACACCATTTTGCGTAACTTTTGATGGGTTAACTAATTCGGGTGAAACAAATTATTATTACTATTCAGGTCCCTTTTTAGATTGTGAAAATTGTGTATCACCACCACCTATATCCGCAGGAACAGAAACAATTATGTGTGTACTTGATTGTAGTGGTAACACTATAACAGTTGTCCCACCCCACCCAACTTGGACAAACGCGTATGGTAAGGCAGTTGTCTTACTAGATGCAATCGAACTTGGTGGAATGAATGGATTAAATTCGTAAGTTATGGGTAAGGTAGTTAAACTTTCAGAATCAGATTTATCAAACATTATTAAAAAAGTAATGTCTGAACAAGATTACTCATCCGATGTTAATAGACCAACGAGTGATAGAGAGAGACAAGTCAAATCAATCTTTGGTGACAAATACGGTTCGTATATCCCAAATGATGTTCTTAGATACATAAGAAAAAACCCCGCACAATTCTTCAAAAAAATATATGAAATGTATGGAGATAGAGCTTATGACTACTTAGATAAAGCAAAAAATAAAGGAGGAATTTAATTTTCTCCTTTTTTTTATCAAATTATTTTTTTATATATAAAATTTTTACGTATCTTTGTCCGATAATTCACTAAAGATATGATAAAATACATAAAACGAAAATTAAAACGTAGAGCTGTTAGAAAGAAACTATTAGAGTTACAGATATTATACGATGTTGTTGACCCGGGAAGATTGGCGGATATCAATGATTGTAAATTTATTTTCCGTAATGTCTTACGACATTCCAATTCCATTTATGAAATTGCTCCACTATCTGACCATAGAATTATAGAAAATAAAAAATTAGGTGTATTCATTATCTTAGACGATAAAAAAATTACAATAATCAATCACGTTTGTTATTATAGTAATATCCCCCTTACTGATAGAGATTGGAAGAAAATGTCCAATATGTATGATAACAAAGTGCAACAAAATAGAATGCAACGTATTGAACAAATGAAATCCCAAGTGGAACATTCATTATCAAAATTAAAGAATAGAATCTTAATTAAATCAAAAACCCCCACTGTTGAGTAGGGGTTTGTTATTTAAAACATATCTTCAAGACTCTGTAAGTGTTTCTTAACGATATCCAAGTCACTAATGTCCGTATACGTCATTCCTCGACTCTTTAAGGTTTGTATTTCTCTGTGTAGGTGTGATGTCATTTGTCTAACCATATTTGACATTGATGGATAATTTTTAATCATATTATCTAGATAATAAACATCCTCAGGCAATTTTAACACATCACCAATTTTTTTAACCCAATCCTTACCGTAATTATCGGCATCCATTTCCATATCCCAATAGATTTTATAAAATTCCTCAAAATCCTCAATATCCCCCATATAGGAATCCTTCAAATCAAATTCACTCATCTGTTGTTCGTGCCTTAATTCGTGGAATAAAATATAAACAAATGATGCAAAATTTGGAAACATTTCAGGTGAACATAAAATAATTGCCTTATTTGTTCTAACCCCTTTAAATCCGGTGTTACAAGAATTCAATACTTTTATAACATATCCCCTATCTTGAACAAAATCTTTTATCTTCTCAGAAATCAAATCATATTCCTTCATTTTATCCTCAGGAATATCCTTTCTAAACTTATCAATAACTCTGTCGTAATTAGAGGACATTTTTAGTCCATTTGGGACAATATCTCCCAATATGGTGCCTTCGGTTATCTCAACCCATTCTTTAACCGTATGAACGTCGTGTGTGTCTATATCATAACTTCCGTCAACACCTTTCTCCCACATACCAATAACACGTTCAACATTATTTTTTATATGTTTACCTTTAGCTTTTTTATTATGGTGATTATCAACATCAATACTAAAAGGAAATAATTCAGTCTTTCTCCATTTTTTTAATCCTAACTCAATTGGACCATTGTATTCACCGGCATTACTAGCCAACGTATTTTCTTTAATTGGAACAACTTTTAAATTTTTCTTACCGGGTGTTTGATTAATGTTGTTACCCTCTTCATCACTATTGGTCGAATCAGGGTGTTTCGTCATATAATTAGTTACCTTTCTTGCCTTCCCCTCTATCTTCTTAATCTGTTTCTTTGTTTCATCCATCGAACCATCATAACTATCAAATTCCAATTCAGGATTATCATACTTAGATACCGATGTCGTAAACGGACCCATTTGAGATTTTTTGAATTTTCTAATACCCACTTGAAGAGGTGCTATAAACGAACCTCTAGTTCCACTCTCTCCGGTAGCCTCTTTAATCTGTATTTTGTTATTTTTGTTCATATACTTATAAATATCAAACAAATTAAAAAAATGGAAGAACCTCAATTATTCGGAAAGCTATTTGAATCAATACCAATCCAATCTGAAGAACACTTAGATGCCATACTTGAAACTATGGATAAAGAACACGGAATATACTATCTAACCCAAGCCGTTAAATACGCATATCAATCCGGAATATTCTCATTAGGAGAATGTGAAGTATTATCAAAAGCAATTAGAGTAACCGCCAAAAAAGAAAAAGACGTAGAATAACGTCTTTTTTTATATAAAAATTTTGGCAGTTAAAATATTATATTTATATTTGTCAAACAAAACACAAACACTATGAAAAAGTTATTCTTATTATCGTTATTACTTATCGGAACATTAACCTCTGTGGCTCAAGTTAAACCAAAAACAAAAGACATTGACAAAGATGCCAACGTCTTGATGGATTCGTTATCTAAAGTTTATAACAAAAAAGTTTTTTCTATAATGAAAATTACTAAAAACGATACTATCAAAACCTATATTGCCTACGCAAAAGATAATAAATTAACTTATGAGTTAATTAGTTCAAAACGAATTAATTAATACAACGACCTACTAACCCGTAACCTGTTTTAATTGTTCCGGTTCCAATAGGTGAATATACTTTGATTTTTTTATCATTATTTGGTGAATCAAATTGAACTGTGGTTCCCGCATTCGATAATTTATAAATAACAAACTCTGTTCGCCCTTTTTTAATCATACCCGCCATAGCTTTTAACCCCGGTTCTATCTCACTACCCATTTTTTGATAACTACGTGAATTGGGGTCATTCAATAATTGTTTAACCAAATCAGCATAATCTGTAACTGTTATCGTTAATATTTCACTACCTGAAACCGCAACCGGGTTAGTTTGACTTACCAAAGTTAAAAGATAAACATATAGTGGAGTATATTTCCAATCCGGGTATTTACTAACGTCACCCGTAATATACCCTGTGTCCGTTTCTATTTTACCCTGACTATCCATAATAACCAATCTATCCGGAATCTGTCCCGGAGTAAATGTAACTTCCCCTTTACCTTCTAAAATCTCATCAGTTGTTACATAATCTAAATTAGGGTCCCCTTGACCAGCTTCAACATCTAAAACAAAATTACACTTTGAACCACTACCTGTGATAGTAAAGTTTACAAATTGCTCACCACTATATAATTTAATCTTATCAGGATTTTTATTATCACCTTTAGTCTTATCATATGGTGTTTTACCTAAAGATACTTGACTAACATCTGTAGGAACTTTAATAGTTAAAACACCATTTTTAATTAAATCTTGAAATACTTCTTCAAAATACCCTTTCACAGAATTAGCTCTCGCCAATGCTAAACTACCCTTTTCTTCAAATCCTTTTGGATTCGTAACATTAGATTCCCCTGCAGTAATAGTTATAACAAAATTTTTACCACCATCATCCTTGATAAATTTATCAATTTGAGGTTTTAATGAAATTATTTTTGACTTAACATTTGGAGAATCAACCTGACCATAAGCAAATTTATCACCAACATTTTGAACCGGAAAAGTAGTGTTAGTCGATTTTGATGTAGTTGTCGAATGATATTGGGGTTGAACAACCTGTTCTAACGTTAAATATTGTCGTTTTGTTGCACTCTCGTGAAGATTTAATATTCTACTTCTTTCCTCACTCGATATCTCAAATAAATTGTTCATATTTTTCTTTTTATATAAATACCTCAGTATTTAAAAAACTTTATTTGATTTACGAATATTCTCCTCACCCCACATTGGTTGAAGGTTATCCAAACACCAACATCTCATAAATTCCTCGTCACCCATCTCTTGTATATCAAAAGATGTAATTGGTAGTTTATGGTCCACGTGCCAAATTCCATAGTTATCCCACGTCATATCATCCTTAAATTGTTTTTCTAAATGATTAATCAATTCCTCCGGACTATATTGTAGAACATCAAAGTAATGTCCATATTTGTCTACATTACTTTCTTTTAATACTGTCCATATTGCAGTTCTGAAATTGGTGATTAGTTTATAGAGGGGGTCAGTATCTTTACGATGTTTTTCATACTTACGTTTATATTCTCTATGTTTATCAATATTTTTTTCTCTCCATTTTTGATGGTAATCATTTAGACGGTCTCTATTATCTTTTTGCCAATCAGAAAAATATTGTAATCGTTTTTCTCTATTTTTAAGATAATGTCGTTTATCTGATTCAGATTTCCCACCCTTATATTTTCTACCGGAGATACCGACAATAGCACCATTTTCTTTTAATGTTCGTAACACAACTTGTTTGTTAATATTTAATTTTTCAGATATAGATGGAGAGCCTAACATCTCATCATTATATAATCTCAAAATTTCATCAACAACTGATTTTTCTAATAGTATTTTCTTCATATATTATAAATACAACCATAAACTTGATTGTTTACAAATATACATAAAAAAAAGGGACATATAGTCCCTTTTTGTTAAATATTTTAAGATTTTGATTATCTCAATTCTCTTAAATCGAATGTTCTAACACCATCTACAGTAATTCTGCCGTAAAATCTATTATTCACCATCTTTTTCGCGTAACGAGTCATTATACCTTTAATCGGTGTAAAGTTGAATGGGTTGTACATTGTAGGTGTTAATTGTAATGGTACATACGGAGCGTAGATGTATCCTGTATCAAGTAACGATGTTCCTTTGTGTCCAATTAACACTTGGTTAGCTGGGAAGTAAGGGTCACGATATACTTGGTAACGTCCTGCTAATGTTCCAACTCTTTCAATACCCATATTATATTGGTCTTGTTCAGGTGAAGCATTAGATACGTGGAAGTATTCTAAGTCATCCATAATCGCTGAAACCTCAGAAGATACTACAATCCAGTTAGCTCCACCTCTTAAAGTAGATTTGTGGATTTGTGCTGACAATTGGTTAATTGCAGTAATCAAAGTTTGGTTCCAATCTTTTTGTGTATAGTTTGTTGTTGAAGAGATTCTTCTCCAACCATTGTAATCCCAACGTAAGTTCCATGCCGCACCTTTACGTAAATCTCTTAAGATTTCACGGTCGATTTCAGCCGCAACTTGTTCAGATAATAAAGCTGTTAATTCAGCCTCAGCATCGATGTTGTGGAAAGCTGCAACGTCTTGAGCTAACTCAGGAGACCATTGTGCTCTTAATTTTCTTTCTGTAACAGATACAGTAACTGAATCTAATTCGAAAGAAACCTCACCGATTTTATCTTCAAATTCCATATCAGCGTAACGTCTGTAAACAGCAGTAAACCCAGTTGATGGTAATACTCCGATAGTTGTTCCTGTATAACCGTCTAATGTGTCACCACAAGAAGGACAAGTTGGACAAGATAAATCAACTTCTAAGTAGATGATTCCTGCAGGAGAACAAGTATCATTGTAAGTACCGTTATTACCTGTAGTTGCAAATGATGTAGTTCCTCTTCCGTTTAATCCTGAAACGATACCTTCACCATATTGTTGAGTAACAACTCTAAACAATAATGAGTTTATTCCGGTAGACCCACTTACAACACTACAAGGTGATGTTGTTGAAGTCCATGCAGTTGTAGAATCACTGTAGATTCTTAAATCAGATAAGAAAGTTTCAGTATCAACTTCATTACCGTCTGGTCCGATTAATTTACCTGTACCAGCAGTTGTGAATCCTGATAATGCTACGATTACTTTTCTAATGTTTTTTCCATTGAATTGGTTAGCTAATGCAGTTGCGTCAGCAACAACTAAACTACCATTTGACCAAACCATAACTGTTGTTGGTTTAGTAACTGCCGACCATTGTCCTTTAGAGTAGTCAAACAATCCTGGAGGGTCTAATTGACCTTCGTTTCCTTCATAGAATAAATCATAAAGATTTTTCTTGAATGCGTTTGCTCCTGTGTAACCAGCTCCTGATTGACCATCAGCCGCAGTTTGTCCATCAGCCGCACCAATTGGTCCGTAGTGAGTACCACCACCTAATTGAGTTCCTAAGATAGTTTCTTGACCTGATTGGTAACCTTGAATTTTAGGTACGAAGAAGAACAATTTACCGATTGGTAAGTTCATAGCTTGTACTGATACGATTTCATTCGCAAGTAATTTAGAGAATACTCTTCTTACGATAGGGAATACAACCGTTTCGAATGAACCGTTTGAACCTTCACCTGTAGCTTCGTTTATTAAGAAAGACGCTTGGTTCTCATATAACTGAGCTACGTTTTCTCTCATGTGTCCTTTAAGACCTTCTAGGAATCCTAATTTATCCCATTTGTTGATTGTGTCTTCTTTGATAACTTTAAGGTGTTTTAACCCGATGTTACCAACTAATCCTGATTCTAATAATGCTCCCATTTTTTTTGGTTTTTATTAATTTTAATTTATTTTTATTTTATTTTTGCCATTAAATCTTTCATTCTTAAGAACTGTGGATTCTCATATGTTTTTGATTCAAGTAAGTTAACCGCTCCTGTAGAAGGTGATTTTGCGATTGTTCTTTCAATTGACTCGTTCATAGTTTGAGTTTTAGTTCCTGAGGATAATTCATTTTTAACGACCTGATATAGATTTTTAGATTCTTTGATAGTTTCAACACCATCAAATCTTCTTAAAATGTTAATTTTTTCTTGTTTTGATGTTGAATGTTCAGTGAACAAACGTGTAGCGTAAGCCAAGTTTGAATTGAAGATTGCAACCTCGTTTAATTTACTTCTGAAAACATTAAGTGCTTTTCTGTATTCTTCGTTTTTTTCTCTAAGAACTTGTAACTCTGAATTAGTGTTACTTTCTTTGATAGCAGTATTAAAACTTGAATGAGCTCTTGGTTTTGGTAAACCACCTTTTCTAAAGTTAGACCCTGAACCTAAAGTTCTTACAGCCTCTTTTGTCTCTTCTTTTTTACCTTCAACTTTTTTAACCATTGGTTTTCTAGTTGAACCTTCTTTTGTTTCAGTTTTCTTAACAACTTTGTTTGTTCCTAATTTAGTTCCTGAATTTTCACCTTCTTTATACTCGAATTTCGCTTTACCTGTTCCTACAGATTTTGGAGCCTCTTTCATTTTAGTTTTAAATCCTGTTCCTTGATTAGGTGATTTGTTAAATTTAAATTTTGATTGATTACCCATCCCAACACCTTTTGGTTTGATAGACATTTTAGCTTCAGTAATAGATTCATCATCCATTTCTTCTTCACCTAATTCTTCTTCGTCTTCTTCATCCATTTCGATTTCATAAACGATTTCTTCATCGTCCATATCATCAGATTCGTCAAACTCTTCAAAATCAAATTCCACTTCGTCTTCGTCTTCATCATCAGAACCGAACATTCTCTCAACGATTGATTCAATAGATTCGTCACCCATCTCATCTTCTTCAAGTTCTTCGTCCCATTCTTCAGACATTTCAAATTCTTCTTCTTCACTTTCACCAACAATCATATACTCTTTACCGGTTTCCTCATCTTTAAGGTGAGTGTTTCCTTTGTCGTCTTTTGTTACGACAATGTTGTCATCCGGACCCATAAGTTGAAATACTCTAAGTACTTCTTCATCGTCTGCGTCAGTTAAGTCAATAGTGTCTTCCTCGTCGTCCATATCTTCTTCGTCACCAAAGTCCATATCTTCTTCGTCATCAGTATCATCAGTATCCATTTCATCACCTTCTTCATCTGAATCATCACCCATATCAATATCGGCAATATCATCAGAACCCATAGGTTCATCCACTTCAACGTCATCAGGGTTAATCTCGTCTTGTTCAGTTAGAGATTCTTTTACTAGGTCTTTGATTTCTTGTTTCATTGTAGAAGCAAGTATTCCTTTTGCATTTTCAGCTACCGCTTCTTCCAAGTTTTTCATTTGGATGATAGCCTCTTCAACTAAAGATTTTTCTTTTGCCATTTCGTTTTGTTGTTATTTTAATATATAAATATCTCCTAATTCAAAAAAAGTTTAAAATTTACTTAAATTGAGTTAGGTTTTTATACATTGATAAATATCTCCAAAAAATAAAAAGCATAAAAAAAGAGGACTATATGTCCTCTTTTACTTAATAATTAAAAATTTAACTACTCAATTACTTCATCAATTTTACTTTCTACAATAGCGGTAATTCTCCACTCCATTGTATAATGTTCAAAAACTTTGGTAACTTTCGCCTCAACATCAGTAGGGTTGTAACCACTTACTAATTTTTCTTCTCTTAATTTTTTAATCTTACCTGATGCCTCATCAACTGAGTCCAAGGTAACTTTTGCGATAAAATACTTTTCTTCCATTTTGTTTTTTTTTATTAGTAACCCAAATAATCGTTTAATTTTTTCATTAAGTCAAGCGATTTATTTCCGGAATCACCAACGTGTCTCTCAACACTCATTTTTTTCTC